CTTATTTCGGGCATTTGATAATTTGACTTTTGTTCTTTTGACATTCCTATATAACGTTTTTCTTCATCAATTAATCGTTGTTGGATTTCTTTTGCTTTAGAAATTCCAGCAATGTCACTAGCTGTCAGTGCATTTCCGCCTGCACCTCTTTTGATTGAATCAATTAAAGCCTGTTGAAAATCAAATTCTCTTGTCATTGCAGACCTATTTTTGTCCGTACCAAATCTGCCCCCAGTAATATCGTACAGATAACCTTTCATTTCGTCAAACAAGTATTGCACACCTCTCATGAAATAAGGTTTTATAAATTCTACAAGTCCGTCAAATGCTTTAGCAAGATACGGTTTAACAAAGTTCCATGTGCTTTCCATAGCACCTAAAACCTGGGGTTTGATAGCGTCCCATGTTGGTTTAAATTTTGCGATAACTGTATCAACTCCGTCACCTAAACTTTTAAGGATTTGTTGAAAGGCTGCTGTAAATCCACCTTCACCATATGCCTGCTTGATAGCAGTTAGTTGTGTGCCTAGCCAATTAGCCAATGATGTAGCAACTGGGATAAGATAGTTTAAAAAGGATGTGCTAAACTTTTGTGCTATTTCTATAAACGGTGCAAGAGCAGAATTTATAATATTATTAAGATTTAAACCAAAGTTTCTTACTGCTAATTCAGCTTCGGCAGCAGATTTAGCAGTTCCTTTACCCTGCGCTGCCTGTTGTTTCAATACTTCGTCTATAGCCTTACGCTGTTCTGCTTCTGTTCTTCTAGCGTCTACAAGTGCTGTGTTCATTAATGCAGTATTATTAACAAACTTATTCCCTTGTATAGACAATACAGCGCCCATATTCCCCATTGGGCCTATAAAATCATTATATGCAATACCTAATCGCCTTACTGCCTCCATTTGTGTGGTCAGCTGTTCTCTACTACCTGCCTGCATGTTGAGCACACTGTCGTGAAATGTTCGGACAAACTCCTCCCCTGCTCCCTGTGTCTGCACCATAAACTGTTGTGCGCCTTCAGTCATAGGGGTTGTTATTGCGCCGCCTGTCATAAACATTTGTTTAACCATGTCACCTGCACCTTCTCCACCTTTGGCAATAGCAAGTTCTATGGCTGCTAGAGCACTGGCTGCTTGTTCAGGTCCCATACCTGCTGTGAAAGTTTTCCATGCAGCATCGAATGATTTCTTTTTCATTTCTGCTTCTAACTGTTCTCTGTTTTTTCCAGTTAGTTTTGAATAAGCATCCATTTGCATGGTCATGTTAAGCACACCTTGTGCCACTACATCACTGTTCTGCATTTCTTGACGATCTAATCTGCCTGCATTGTTCATAAAAATGCCTAGCATATTAGCAGCACCTTCAGCAGTCAAACCTAATCCTAATAGCTGACCACCATACCTATTCATTAATCTATTCTGTGCTTCAGTGAATTTCATTACTCCGGCATCAACATTACCACCCATTGTGGAAAATATTTCACTGTTTGATCTAGTTACTCGAGCAAACTCATCTAATGTTAAACTTCCTCTAGTAGCAGCAGTTCTGAGTAAGGCAAGATTTCCATTAAATGCAGCACCTGCGGTTGTAATATTTCTGTAAACGTCTAATAGCTTTTCTGTTTGTCTTTGAAAATCTGCTAAGATTCCCATTAACATGCCAATACCAAATGGCAAGTTTCTAAATGAATCGTAAAAATCACTTAACCGAGCTGTGCCTTCTGCTGCTTTCAAACTAAAGTTATATAGCCCCTTTACTGTAGCGGTGATGCCTCCTACTAGACCACCTATTAAACTACCTATAGTTTGGAATACTCCAGATATTAGATTGCCCGCAGTTGCTAAAATATCTAAGTTTCTACTCGCACTTTGAGCACTGTTAGAAAGATTATTAACATTACGAGAGGCATTATTCGCACTTGAACCTAATGCATTATTTGCACTGTTAGATAATCTAGTCAGCGTGACTAAGTTGGCATTCATTGCCTTAGCTTCGGCTAATAATTCAGCCAGGGTAGCTTCTGTAGCACCGTTCATAAGTTAAAAAGTTGCCATTATATTAGTATATAAATAATTCAAATTATTCTAATGTTTATTTATCGGAGTTAAAACATGCTTCCTCAACCAAAAATATCTGCTAACCCATTAAGTCAATGGATGCGTCAGCCTAAAATTTATATACGTCTACCAAGTCAAGGTAGATATTGGTCTCGCAATGCCATAGACATTCCCGAGAATGGTGAACTTGCAGTGTATTCAATGACTGCTCGAGATGAGCTATTGTTTAAAACTCCTGATGCTCTAATGAATGGTCAGGCCATAGTAGATGTTATACAAAGTTGTGTGCCTAGTATAAAAAATGCATGGGCCTGTCCTACTATAGATGTTGATACTGTTTTAATTGCTATTAGGTTAGCAACCTATGGTGAAAAAATGCCTTTTAAATTTAAGGTACCTAATACACAGGATGAAGTAGACTATGATATAGACCTGCGTATACTGTTAGATCAACAGGCTAATAACCACTGGATAGACCAAGTTGTAATCAGTGATGAACTTGTAGTGTTTGTTAATCCATTAACTTTTAAACATCTTAATCAAACCAATATGAAAAGTTTCGAGACAAACAGAATAATGAGTATGGTGAATGATGAGAATATCCCTGAAGAAAAGAAATTAGAAATATTCAATAGTAGCTTTAGTAATCTTACAAAAATTAGTATAGATTTACTAGCCGATAGTATCAATAAAATAGTCACTCCTTCGGGAGAAGTAACTGAAAAGCAATACATTACAGAGTTTGTTAATAATGTAGATAAAGATGTATTTGAAAAAATACAAAATCATATCAAAGAACTTAAGCAGCACAATGATATAAAGCCGCTAGAATTTTCATCAACACCTGAACAGATAGAACTAGGGGCTCCAGAAACATACACAATTCCTATTACTTTTAATAACTCGGATTTTTTCGCGCAAGGCTTTTGACAATGACCATGGATCAAATCCAGGCAGAAGTAAACAACATGGAAAAAGAGTCAAAAGCCTTAAAGAAAGAATTATATAAAATGGCTTGGTTTATGAGGGGGAGCCTGTCATTTGAAGAAGTTTTTCAACTTGACCTAAATGACAGGGAAGCTATTGCTGAGATTATAAAAGAAAATCTAGAAACTACTAAGAGTAGCGGGCTTTCATTTTTTTGATTCAAATCCAGCTCTACGTAGTCGTTGATCCATTGATTGTAGAGTAGCTTTAAGTTGGTCAAGTTCTGCGGAACCTGCATTACTTGAAGCTGCACTTGGAGCTGATTGAGCTGCACCAGGACCACCTACAGCATTTGCTCCTGCTTGATAACCTTTCTTGATAGCTCTGCCAATGCCCGCAGGAACACCTGCTACAGCGCCTATGCCCTTAGCTATTTTGCCTATCCCTTGACCTAACCTTGTACCTAATCCAGGTGCATTAGGATCTTGAGCTGGTAAAGGTTGAGCTAGTGTAGGATCTTGAGAAGTTCCAGCAGCAGCCTGCGTACCTGCACTCGGTGCAGTTGATACACTTGTCTGTGGTTGTTGGGTTTGTCTGTTCTGTGCGAACCTAGGAGCTGGGGAAACTGGATTTAGACGTGGTCTAGGAGCTTCATCTAGTGCTTGAACTAATTGTGCGATCTTCATAGCTATTCCTAAAGATATATTAAATCTATTTATATATGATATATTAAAACGAACTACGTTCGTTTGCTCTTCGTTAGCACTCATCGCATTTTTTACATCGAAGATGTTTAGTATCATCTAGATTAAATGGTCATTCTTTGCCCAGGGCGGGCAAAGTTCGGCTTGAGCATCATCTGAGTTCTTCAAGTCATTCTGCATTAGAGCGTTACAGTGGCGGTCGGCCGGTACCACGAGCTCAGTCTTTTCCGACGGCAGGCACATATAAACACGCAGACGTCTATATGTCCGTTAGGGAATTACCCTTCTTTTTTGCCTTGTTGTTACCTGTTCAAACAACCAAATCACGGCTTAGTGATCTTCATCCTATTAGGGTAGTGGTTGAGTTATCGTTCCGGCGACGATTCCATCCCTGCGACTTATAGTCCAGGTCTAGGGCGCATGAAGTTAGCCTGCGCTAGCCGTTAACCGAGTAATTTGCCTTTGATATGTGAGCCATGTACACGAACACTAATTTGTCCGTTATAATAGTCGTCTGATTCTAATACTTTTCTTGTGAATTGTTCGCGTGCCTCGACATAACTACATTCTGCTTTAGATTTACAGAGAAATAAGATTTCTCTTGTAAATTTATCTGAGCCTAGTTTAGCTACGTCTTGATTTAATTGATCGTTTGAGCCGTAATATGTCTGCCAGTCTGAGTCTATTTTTGATTTAATACGTTTACGTTTTTTATTACCGTTTTTTAGTTTGATAGTTTTATAGGTTGTTTTTGAAAACTTGCTTAATTTTTTGCCAATATATTTTTTATTTGTGACTGTATTGGTGATTAGGTAAACAAACCCAATACAGTCCTCGGGTAATTCGTTTATAATGCTACCTTGAAATGTCCAAGACATTCATCATTTGGCAGACTTCGCCTCTTTCCTTGCTGCTTTTTCTGCTGTGATTTCATTACGTCTAGTTTTAATAGTCTTACTCATTTCTGCAAGCGCCTTTCTAGCTCGTGTACCTGCTGCGGCATTACCGCTGATAAACTTTTCGTCTTCTTTCATAAACTCTTCAAATAGTCTTTGTAGTTGTGCTGTTGTTGTGTCCATTCTTTTTTCCTTTAGGTCTGCCTGGTTTACCCTTATTGGCTTCACGCCAGGCTTTTAATTCTTCTTTTTTACGTTTCTGTTCTATTTTATAGTTTTCTAAACTTTCAAAATATGCTGCAATACTTGCTCGCCATAATTTTCTTTCTAGCTTAATCATAGCTTTTATAGCTTGGCTAAATGCTCTTGCCGGCCTTTGTCCACCTCGTCTTAAGAACAGATGATGGTAGTTATGCAAATTTACAGCGTGTTCCAAATATTCTGAATATAAGGACTTATAATACTCTAACTTTTCATTGGACATAATCTATATCATTGCTGTATGAAGTAAATCCGTTTTCTTTTATTACACGTAATACATTATTAACTCTACCTACTAGCTCATCTTTGTGACTGATAAGGTAGATATTTTTATTACGATCCCTTGCCATCTTTTTAAGCACTGCCAATGCTGCCTCTACACCTGCTGAGTCCATACCAGCATCTACTAACTCGTCAATGAACAAAAGATTGATGTTTTGATATAGTCCTTCCCATACATCTCTAAAGGCGAAACTCATGGATAAAATTAATCTATTACGTTCTCCCCTGGAAAGATTATCAAAGTCTAGGTCCTGTCCTAACTGAGTAATTTCCACATTAAGGTCATTTTGAAACTTAACTTGATGCGGTAAGCCCAGTTTATCTATATAATAGCCTAGTCGTTTGTTTAGATAAGTTAAGTTTTGATCAATAATACGTTTACGTATGAAACTATCTTTATTTGTTAACAGTTTATAAAGAAACTCTTGATGTTCTTTTAACTTTACAAGGTCGTTCACTGCTGTCCAGTCTATATCTTGCAGTGCTGTATTTTGAAGTTCTTCAATCTGTTCTTCGTATGGATTTATTTCTGCTGCCTTATCTATTAATGTTTTTTCTAAGTTAGCAAGATTGTTTTTATGACCTAATGCTTCTGCTTCTGTTTCATAAAAGGTGGAAGGTTTTTTAGGTTGATTAACTATAGGTTCTATTTCATTTATAACATTTCCTAGATCCTGCACAACTTTTAAGGCGTAAGTTTCTGCATCCTGTTTGTAGGTAAGAGCTTCTGCCAGCATTTCTTCATGTTTATGATCATGTAGTTGCTGCTCACAGGCATGACATCGTTTGTCTTTAAGTTTTTCTATTTCTGAAAGATATTTTTTTACGGTTTTTTCAGCCTGCATTACCGCAGTTTCTAGAGTTGCCTGTTGTTTCCTAAGTTCTTTAAGTCGTTTGTCATTCTCTAGCCAAGTCTTTAAAGCAGAATGAGCTGCTATTTCACTGTCAATGTCTACAGATTCCAAGTTTACAATAGCTCTGCCCAGCGACTCTAACTCTTGATCATGTTTATTACTCCAAGCAGAGCTTTTTATTTTTAGACTGTCGATACTTTTTTGTACATTTTCGTTAGCAGCCTTTATGGCATCTATCTTAGCTGTTTCTTGTTGAATAAGATCTTTGGAATCTTTTATAACATTTTTTAGTGCCTCTGCCTTTTCACTAAGTTGTGTAATTCCTAATAGTTGCTCGATGACTTCCCGTTGATCGGCAGCTCGCATACTAAGAAACGGTTCAGTGTAAGTATTCAATGCTACAAGATGTTTAAACATAGTATGACTCATCTCTAACATATCTTCAATGTTACGCTGAGTTTCTCTACTATCTCCTTGACTTTCATCTTCGGATTCGTCAGTCTTCATTTCCGAATCGTTGACAAACAGTTTTAATACATTAGGTTTGCGGCCACGTTCGATGCGATATCGGTTACGATTCTTTTCGAACTCTACAGTAACTAACATATTTTTGCCGTTAGTTTTGTTGATAAGATTTTCTTTACGTATATTTGTCAGTGCCTGACCATAGAGAGCATAGCTTAGTGCATTAACAATAGTAGTTTTGCCTGTACCATTTCTTGAGCCTGTGTCATCTCCTCCTAGATCTAGGTTTGAACCTAGTACTAGAGTAAGATGTTCACGATCGAAATCTACAGCCTGAGTTTGGTTACCCACACTCATGAAGTTTTTTACAGTTAAGTTTTTAAGTTTGAACATTATAGATTGTTATAGATTTCAATAAGAGTATTTTTGTTATATTGCCCATTGTCTAAGCTGAGTAGTTGTTCGGCCACAATTTGATCCACACTTTCGAAAACTGCATCAGGATTATCTTCATATGTGCCTTCTAGATTACTTTTATCTAAGATAAGACTGATTTCACGTATGTCATACTCATTCATAAAAGTTTCTTTAATAAAGTTCGCTTCTTCAAAACTAATATCAATATCTAAGTTTACTTTTAAGTGCATTTTAGACTTCATAACCGTTTCTTTACGATCAATAAGGTCACTAAGTGTTATGGTGCGATACTTAGGACAATCTTCCCAGTCATGAAACTCTGGTTTGCCGCCCCATTCTAATATCATCATACCACGTTCGTCGTCCCATGTATCTGAAAAGTTATGTGGAAATGCATTTCCGATATAGATGACCTTGTCGCGTTGTTGACGTTTGTGAAAGTGCCCACTGAAAACATAGTCTGGATGTTTAAAATGATGGCTCTGTAATTCACCGTGATCAGGCATTTGCACCATGGCATTCATATAGAACAATGGTAGTTCGAAATGACCAAATATATATTTGCTCTTAATCTTTTCTATGGTCTTCCACTCATCTCCTACTAACCAAGGAACAAGAGTAACACCGCCTAGAGTGGTAACAGTGTCTACGACAGTAACACCAGGTATGTGGCGACCGAAGGCACTGCTATGGATATCACGCTTGTCTTTGTAGTATAGGTCGTGATTACCTGGAAACCAAAAGAACTGTTGAAAACCTTTGCCTAGTTTTTCTAAACATCGTAAACTAGTATCTAGTGTTATAAGATTAAGGCTATTACGATTATGACTCCAATCTCCGAGAAAGATACCAGTTTCACAACCGTTGGCTTGTGCAGTTTCGATATACCAATCTACAAACTCTTCACAGTCTTTTAGATGAGTATTTGAGTTTCCCTTAAGACCAAAATGTATATCAGTAAAACATGCTACCTTCTTAAAAAGATTCATATGTTATTCTCCTATAGGAAGTATAGCATTTATGCCGATTAAAAGTCAAGCCTTTGCCTCTTCGTCTTCCCCATCTTCCTCTTCAATTTCAGCTTCATCACTCTTAGGCATACGTAAGTTTTTATATAACTCTGCTTGCCTTGCAGTTTCTTCTGCGTATTCATGAGCGTTCTGTCTTGTTGAGCTTGGTGTTAGACCTGCTTCTTCTAACATATCATCTCTAATGTTTTGATTTTTCTTTTCAATGTTTAAAATGCGTGTAAACGAGTTAGTGACTGCTGCTGTGTAGTAAGCGAATGGGTTTTCTGATTTACTTTCATCGAACTGAAGACCGATTTGACTAAGTTGTAAAATAGCCTGTCCTTTCATTTCGTCGATATAGGTATAGCCTCGCCAGTTGCTACGTTGAGCATAACGTTCTGACAGTTTAATGAACATGCGTCCTAGCCCTTCTGTAATACGTCCATGTTCTTTACTAAACTTGCCTGTTTTCATTCCTCCGCGCCAGTGACTTTTGCCCACACAGACTAGTTCATCTTCGTCATTAAACTTCCAATGTTGAAACGGGGGGAAGTTTACTTTTTCATGACTATCTGCTGTAGTTTTTGTAGTCTTTTTTCTACCTGGTGCTAGAGGTACATGATCGTAGGTCATTATTCTAATAACAATGTCGGTTTTGGCAATGGTTTTATAGTCGGGAGTTACATCTCCTAGTTTTACTTTCTTATCTCCTGCCATTCTAGCTTCAGTGAAAGCAATAATGCCTAATCGTTTAGCACGATTACGTTTGGCTTCTGCTATGGTCCTTATGTTTACCTTTTCTAAGTTTGGTAAAATTATATCGTATTGTTGGTAATCGGGTTTAGTAAAACTTGAAAAACTGCATTTGCTTTTGTGTATTTCTGCTAGAAGATCTCTGTTGTTTAGATATTTTACTTTTCGAGTACCGATTATTGCTATGGTCATATTGTTTTATGGTCCTTTTTAATTATTATAACACAAAATTGCTCTGTGTCAACCAAATAAGTAATAAAACTAGCAGTTTATTTTTGGTTAAATAAGGTATAGAGGATATATTTATGGCGGAAAATGTATTAGGTCCTGATCCTACAATACAGCAGTTTGAT